AAATGCTTTCAATGTGCATTGTTCGACCTGCTGGTAAATCATAATTAACAGGTTTTGAATGTTTTACAATAAGTTTGGCCTCGCCCATTTCCTGGAAACTGGTCTTAGAGGTTCCCCACAATTTACTTTCGGTCATACCGGTAACTCCGCTATTATTTGATAATGTTTCGTAATCTCTTTTATCTAAGTTGCTTTTAGCAATATCTCGCACATTAAAATCCATCATATGTGAACTGGCAAAATCACTTAAACTTTCTAAAAATTTAAACCACTGGCGTTTTATTCCTTCTGGTTGATTTTCAACTATGTCATTAGAAAATATAACAACAAGCCCGTCATCTTCGCCTTCGTCGGAAGAATTATCACTAATACTTACAGTGATAGTACCTAAATTTTTACCGTTTTTTACGTAGTCAAACTCGAAATATCTAGCATCTCGAGGTCTATCTGTAACTTTGCTATTTGCATCGCCGAGCTGAATTTTTGGAAATTGTGTTCTCAATTTTCCAAATAAATCTCTGGCTATTTCACTAAGATTTTTATCCATATTGATATTTATCAAAAGCCCGTGCTTACAAATATAGGCATAGGGGGCTCGAAATCCTCTTCTTCGTATGCTTCATTGCTACTATATGTATCAAAAACTCGAGAATCCCAGTCGGCTAGTACTTGAGCCATGCGTACAATCAATAGGCAAGCACTGACTAAATCGTCTTGCTCTTCCATTTTACCTTTAAAAGTGATACCTGATGCAATAAAGTTTTTAAGTTCACTAATAAGAACCTTACTATTAATTTTCATTTTATTAGATTCTATTAGATATTTTAATCTAGCACAGGCAGCAATTTTAGTTTTATGTGTAGTATTAAATCCTTTACGGAATTTACGAACGTGTCCTTTACGTATAGGTTCACTTACAAATAATCCTGGAAAGTTTTCTTCTCCTATGTCTCTAATACAAATAAGTCCTGCTTCGCCTATATTATTATTTTCTATGCTCCAGTAAATATCACTGACATTGTCTTCGCCCACACATTCTTTAATGTAGTTTAATATTTCTCGAAGAACACGTATTTGCCCTTGTATAGGAGTTAAGTTGTGTTGCCATTCTGCTACTTGTACAAAACTAGGCAATTCAAATACTTGTATACCTGCTGAGTTACCGCCTGTACCTAAACTAGGATCTAGTGCAATTGCATATATGTGTTCTTTGCTAGGCTGTTTATACCAACGAGTCTGGCCCATATTCATGATAGGCTTTGACCCTTCCATGCCAGCTAAATGAATACTGTTAATCAGTGTTTCATCGTATACTAAGAACTCGCAATTATATTCTCGTCGGAATCGTTCTTCACCGATACGTCCTCTTTCAGCAGTTGCCCATGCCTCATCGCGATCAGGGTGTTCGTTCCACGAACAAGTGTACGGAAAGAAACCATTTACACCAGTCTCTTGTTCGTTTCCATATTCGTCAAACTTTTTATTAGCTTCTTTCCAAATAATAGCAAATGTATCTTCATCGCTGTTAGGTGTTGATGTAATAATTGCTCGTCCACCAGTTGCTAGTGTAGGTGATATGGAAGTCCAGAATTCATCAGCGATATTGGGGGGAACAAATGCAAACTCATCACAGTATAGTAGGGAGATAGACATACCACGACCTGTGTTGCCAGTAGTAGTTGTAGAGACAATACGTGATCCATTATCAAACTCAATAGAGCCCTTGTTATAATTTACTACACCTGATCTAATATGATCAGGGCATAGTTCGTAAGCGTAACGAATACGCTGCATAATTTCTTGTGATCCTGTGTATTTGTGTGCTGAAATTAATACCGTTTGATCGGGATGGAACATTGCAAACCAAAGTAGATAGCCGGCTGCACAAGTAGTCTTACCCATCTGACGAGGCAACATGTTTATGTTGAATCTATGATTGTGATAAGCATCTAATAACCTATTTTGATATTCAAAAGGTTCAAATAATAACTTACCTTTTACTGGGTGTTGAATATAGAAAAAGTTTTTACAGAAATAATGGTAGCCAGTGTCTTCGTCAGAACACCTGAGCAAATCTTCAATTTGCTGTTCTGTAAACTTTTCTTTTGTGTGTGCCTTTTTGGTTAAGACACCATCTAATGATTTACTAGCCATAATGTATTTACAATAAAAAACCGGGCCTATAGCCCGGTTCGAGTAAGATCATACTGCTTATCTACTCTTAACTTCTTGGTACAAAGATTCTAATCTAGCAACAAGATTTTCCATAGGAGGAGTTCCCCTAGGATTGCCGCCACCGTTGACTTTAGGTGCTTCTGCACCCTTGCTTAATAGGTCATTACCTGTAGCGACCATGCGGCTCATCGGTGCTGTCTCTGGGTTAGGTTCATTGGCAAATTCATCGACATGCATGTCGCCGCCTATAATAGGTTCTTTGTCCATTTTGCCGATTAAGTCGCCTAACTCACCAGCGTCATCACCGCCGTCTTCAATATTTCTCAAGATATCTAATAGATCTCGAATACCGCCCTTTCCAGATCCGTTCATATTGATGCTAACATTAACATTGTCTGGTTGACTGCTAGACATTTGTGGCATCATACCGCATTCTTCGATATCATCTTCTTGTACTTTTTCCATGTCTCCGTCGCCATCTAGATCTGCTTGATCTTTTCCTGCGGCGCGGGCAGCGGCAAGATTACCTGTAAATAGATTTCCTTCGTTTGGCTCTTCAACTACTGGTTTGTCTAATTCAGCAATACGAGACATTAATTCATTAAAGTTCATTTTGTTTTTCCTTTGCCGCTTATGGGGCTTTTTGATGCTGCTGTCTTAACAGTTTCAGCGGCTTTTTCTTTAGGTGCTTTTTTTGCTAAGATTGAATCGTTGACCCCTTTATATTGTGAAGGTTCAGATTCTTTTCTAGTCTTAGCTAATTCTTTTAAGAAACTAGCAACGCCCTTGTCACCTACTTGATCTTGATTACTTTCTTTTTGATAGTCTTGAGTTAATAATGCTTTGCCGGTTTCTTTGTCCGCATTTTCAGCATTTAATTCAGCTTCAGCATCTTCGCCTAGTGTTCTAACTTTTAAACAACAAGCATCTAACCCTGTATGCTCAGATAGATAACTAGATAAAACTAAACTGGTTGTTGGATAATTTAATTCAACATCAAATACATGTACTGGTGCATTTTCCATTGTAGGGAAATCACGCAATTTGGCCTGGATGGGTGTAGTTTTTGTTTTAGCAAATTTAACTACATCATATTTTTTAAGAGCAGTTTCCATTACGTCTTCGCAGTTTTCTGGAAGATCGCCTGCAATCTTAATTTTAAAAGCGTATTTTTTTTCTTCTACACTTTCTGTTAGATATTCAATAAACGATTTCATGCTCGTAGTCCTATTATATTATTTATTCATATTTTTCAGTTTTTCAATAAGGCTATTACGATCAGTAACTATAACACCAGTCCCTGAAACATCGATACTTTCATCTGGAGTTTCTTGATCTAGTTTTTGTTTTTTAAGTTGTAATTCTACCATCTTAAGTTTTTTATCTATTTTGGCAGCTTTTGCATCTATAGCATTTTTAAGCATNNCGTGCTTCAACGTTCATGCCCAGATCCATAAGATCGTCAAATGCATCTGTGGCTCGTTGAGCTAGTGCATCAAATTCTGAATCGCTTACCTCGCCTAACCCTTTAACTGCGGGCAAAGCAGCGGCAATTTTATCAAACTCTGAAATGTCTCGTAACAAAGGTTGAGCAGCTTGAACAGACTGTTCTTTTTCTGCTTTCTTGATTGTTTTCTTAGTTTCAGGTAAATTAAGTATTTCTTCAAGCTTCTTGGTCATATATTACTTATCCTGGTCTGCCATTATGGAATAAATCTTGTTCGTTGAGTACACGAAATCGTATTCCTTGTCTTGCACACCATTCATATGCTGCTCGCCACTTAACTTGGTTTTTTGCCCACTGTAGTTGGTTGTTACGATTTTTACCAACTTTTTCTAATACAGTTTGATTTTCAGGTTTAACTTCAATTAATTCTGTATTAATTTTGTTATTGCGATCTACATACTGTATAAAGAAGTCTGGCACATATATTGTGCCTTTTCCTGTAAACGGATCTTTGTAGGGAATTTTTACAGCTTCGCTAGCCCATTTTAGCACGTTTGGATTAGTATCACAAAAACGCATAAAGCTCCATTCCCAGGAACTTCTGTATGTGGGTAGTCTGTTGCCTACATATTTTTCAGGGTTGGCAACTTGATATTTTCCCT